AAATCTTTAATATTAGCAGATTCAGCAGTCAATTGTCCTGCCATATATGTATCACCTGTGGCAACATCTACTGTAAAATTACCCAATCCAATATTAAATGTTGTTGCATCAAAAGTAAAATTGGCATCATCTTCTAATTCACCATCAACGCCAGCAATAACAATTCTATTATCTGTCAAATCTTCAACATTCGCACTTGCCATGGATGTCTGACCGTCAACATCAAAATCACCCGCCGTATACATATTACCTGTGGCAACATCTACTGTGAATTTACCTTGTCCAATATTAAATGTAGTAGCATCCATAGTGAAATTAGCATCATCTTCTAATTCGCCATCAATACCAACAATAACAATTCTATTATCTGTTAAATCTTTGATATTAGCAGATTCAGCAGTCAATTGTCCTGCCACATATGTATCACCTGTAGCAACATCTACTGTGAATTTACCTTGTCCAATNTNAAATGTTGTTGCGTCAAAAGTAAAATTAGCATCATCTTCTAATTCNCCATCAATACCAACAATAACAATTCTATTATCTGTTAAATCTTCTATGTTNGCACTTGCTAAAGTTGATTGGCCATCCACATGTAGAAAACCATTTATAAGTGTATTTCCGGTTGCCCATAAATTTCGAACCTGCAAATCTGTCCCGCGAGTACTCCAACTATTAAGTGCCTCATCCCAAACAAAAAATACATTAGTATCATCGCCCCGATGAATTTCAAATCCAACATCTTCACTAGCAGGCCCAGTATGGTCATAATTCATTCCCACAATTGGATCTGCAATGAANAAGTCGGTTGTATCAATAGTAGTAACAGTACCATTAACATCTAAGTTTCCTTGAATTACTACATCTCTATTAACTTTTAAATCTCTGTTAATTTGAACATCTTCTTCTGCTATTACTCTTTCGCCACTCAAGAATAATCTATCACCAAATTTAATTTGTTCTGCCATATCAATTTCCCAATACAATATTATATATGATAGTATTTATCATTCTAGAATTATACGCACAAAAAAAACCCGGAAGCGAACTCCCGGGTCTTATTGATTAGTCGTTTAAGTAAAACTTATACGAATGCTAGGTTTGATACAGCGATTTTTGAAACGTAATCTGCTGCGTTGCCTAGTGATGATGCTGTGTTTGTTAGCTCAACGTAACCGTAGCGTGTCATGAATGATACTACTGGCTCGAATGATGCTGGATCAACAACAACGCCTGATGACATTAGTGGTACATATGGGCAATAGAATGCTGCTGCATCGATTTCGCCTTGACCTTTGTAGCCTAGAAGTACTGGTGCATCGTCTGCTGCATATGTGTTTACATAGATGCGCATTGTGCCATTTAGAGTACCAACGAATTTTGTATTTGTTGGTGCTTCGAATGTGCCTTCTGTTGTACGTGCAAATGCTGATGTAGTTGCTGACTGTAGCACTGTTAGTGCTGACGGTGATACAACTGCCCAGTTTGCTGCACCGCGACGTGTGCGCTGTGCTACTAGGTTTGCTTGCTGGTTAATTAGCGTTGCTAGAACTGCATGCTTGTCGCCTACGAATGTTGGTGTACCAGTGAATGTCTGTGACATGTCAAATGATGCGCCTTGTGTCGCAAGATTTTCTAGTGAACCTAGAACTTCTTGGTCGATTTCAGCAGTGATTTCCATAGCAAGTGCTGCCATGATTTCTGCTTCGATGTCTAGACCGTGCATTGCGTTTGCGTCTTGTGCCGCTTCGAATGTCCAACGTGCTGATAGTTTGCGTGTTTTTGCTTCTACTGTCTGCTTTAGGACTTGGATTGACATACGGTTGCCCGCTGTGCCTTCCATTGATGCTGTTGCTGCTGGTGCGCCTGCTGCGTCACCTGAGTAGTTCTTAGCAATTTCAAATGGTGATAATGCTTCCGCGCCTGCTGTTACGCCTGCTGCTGTGTCTGAATAACGAACACGTAGCGTGTGGATTTGACCTACTGGCCTGTCATTGGCTGAACGCCGATGATTTCGTTTGCAATAACTGTTGGCATCACACGACGGATAACTGGAAGGATCACTTTGTTTAGTGTCGCAATGTTACCTGACTGTGTTGCGCCTGCTGTTGCTGACTCGTTAAGAGCAACTTTTGTATTTTCTAGAACTGATGACATTACGTCACGCTTTGTTCCTTCTAGACCTTCTAGAAGTGCTTCACGTGTNGTGTCCCAGTTGTTACCTTCAAAAAGATTTTCCATCTTTTTATCTCCTGTAATAAGTGTTTATAGTCCTGCTAATTTCTTTAGCACAACAATATTAGCATCGTCACTTGATTGCGCTTGTGTATCAACAGATACTCCACGGTCACCAGTATGTTCTGTAACTTTGCTTTCAGTTAGGGTTGTTTTTGTTTCTGCTTGCGCAGTAACATTTTCATTTAAAACTGCTGGTAGATACTTCTTAAAAGCAGCCTTTAGTTTTGAAGTTTTTACTGATTCTAATAAATCAGACATTACTCTGCGTTTCTCGCCTGCTAATGGTGACAATAGAGAATCCATCTCAGTCTTACGAGATATACGATCTTCCATTACACGATGCTTGCGTGATGCTTCAGTAATAGCTGCTTCTTTATCAGCAATCATTTCTTCTAGTTCTGCAACTTTTTGCGCAGATTCGTTTAGTTTGCCGTTCATTTTTGCGACTTCGGTGCCTTCATTCAATTGTGATGACATAAATTCACCTGCAAATGCTTCAAACAACTTGCGACCAAATTCATTTTCTTTGGCTGCAGTGATGTCCTCTTTAAGTGCAGTTAATTCTGAACGTAGAGCATTAGAAATTGTACTTTCTACTAACTCTGCTGAACGTTTAACAAATGACTCTTTTGTTTTCAAAAGTAGTTCTTTGCCTTCTGCTACCATGCGTACTTTAGTTTCTACTAATTCACGCTTGTCATTGTGGAACTCTGCAAGTTCACGTGCTAATTGTTTTGTAACAAATTGCTTAGTTTTATCTAAGTTCTCTGCCACTTTCACACGGTCGTCACGTAGTTCTTTGACTTCGGTTGCAAGTTGAGAAGTAATGAATTTTTCAAGGATTTTAGCGTGTTCAGAAATTGCTTTCTTATACGCAACTCGTTCTGCGATTAGAGATTCGCGGTCAGTTTTNAATTCTTCCATNTCNGCACGGATTGCTGTTTCCAACATATTATCCATNGCTTCAACGATAACACCTTTATCGTGTTCGAATTTCTGTGCGAATTCTTCACGCAACTCGGCTGTAATTTCCTCTCTTGCTTCATTTAGTTTTGCTTCCATAGCCTCAGTAATAGCGGCACCAGCCTCTTCGGATAGTGCGCCGGACTCTAGAAGGTTAGCAAGGATTTCGTTTGCCATTGTTGCTTCTCCTGTTAAAGTTTCAATTCACGAATGAATTTAACTATTTGTTCTGATAAGTGCTGTTGCGCAGCCTTATCACTGTGTGCATGTTGTGCGAGTTTCCAAGCTTGGTAACCGCCTTTCATGTTCATCAATCCCTCGTAGATNGCCTTCGGGTACGCCTCNGGTGCACTCGGTTGCGCTACGATATCTACTGTAACAATTTCGAAATTTTTCACATTACCACTGTTATCAACTTCACCAGAACCTCTTGATGAGACACCTAAAGTAGCGCCTGATTCGATTAGTGTTCTGATAATGTTACCCATGGGTGTAGGAACAATTTTCAATTTGCCATAGCCATTAGGACCATCCATCCACATATTCTCAATCATATGAGATACACGGTCAACATTTACTGTTAACTCTGGTGGGTGGTCACATTCACCAAGAACTGGAAAGCCTTCAGAAATTTTCTTCTGGACACTTTCCACTGCTCTTGAGATTTCAGAAACTGGATAAACACGTTGGTTAGCATTTTTAACGCCGCCTTGGACGAAAATACCTTCCATGAACATACTCTTTTCACCATTGTCATTCTCAACGATGCGTGATTGTACACCCGCTTGATTATGAGATAGCGTTTCAATAAGTATTGTCATTGTATTTCTCCTGATCTCTGTGGATTACTTTGCAGGTTTCATTGCTGGGGCAGATTTATTACCTGACACATTAACGTTGCCTGTATTCATATCTTTTGCTGCTTCACCCGTGCCGCCTGATGTGTTACCATCATTTGTTTTTACTGGTGCTGCATTTGAATCATCGCCTGGACGCTTTGCGTTTGCATTGACTGTTGATGCTACACTGTCGCCATCATCACCTTCTGATGCTGATACTGGTGT